ATCATCTATTAAAAGTTCATAGTTATTTGAACTTATTGGACATATCGTAAGACACTTAACCGCAGAATTGCTCGTAGTCGCAGAATTAGAATACTTTACCACAGCTGGTCTGGTTTTCCATTGTCCATCTTTTAACGCTTTAAAATTAAGACAATAAGATAGTTCGGTCGGTTGAATTTCAAAAGCCGGTTTTACCGTATTCAACCCATGCGGCCACGGGCCGAAGTTTATTGTTTGATAATTTATTTGGCGTTTTGGGATTTGTGTTATTGTAGACATAGACAGTATCATATATTATAACCCCTCAACAGAAAACATATCACTTTCTTGTCTGCGGTGTCTTATACCTCTTATGCAAACCGCATTCATCGCCTGGTTAACCTCCATTTGAGCCATAGCAGAGTCTCTTGAATTATCCATCTCAAGAATCTCTTTCATCTCATACACAAGCATACGTTGAATATAATTATTGAATATACCGCCCCAGGGTAAATCATCAGCATTGTAATCAGTTAATTGAGTAATCGGCTTCCAATACTGGATATGTATAGTATAAGCGTCATCTGGTACCCATAAAAAACCCACTTTTCCATCTTCTGTTAAATAATAGGCTTCTGGCTCCGATGTTGTAGTCCCATAGATAACTTTATTGGCTTCACTGATTTGGCTTAAATATGTATCATTGCCGTCCACCCACACCCCGTCATGTATAAAACCATTATGAGAAAAACTTGGTGTATATTCACCCGTATCTGCTACTGTTACGATTGTACCTTCAGCATAAACCAAATTAGACCCGACAAAAATCAACTTTTGATATATACCTTCAAGAATGTCGTTGACAAGACCAAGTCTTTGGTCATTATCAAATTGAAGTTTATCAGTGTCTCTGATTTTCAGCCCAGCATGGTCCGCATTGTTTAGTAATGTTCCCATACGTCAACCTGGTTTACAAAACCCACCAAAATCGGCAAGTCTCAAAGGATGCCTTTCTTCATCCCTGTAAATAAATTAAACCTTTCGGCCGTTGAAGTAATTTGGTTTTATTGTACGACACGGCAAAGTTGTCATCAAAAGAGGTTCTAAGCATTATTGCCTTAAATTTATTTGACCTTGAAAAACCACTTCTTTTATGTGCTCGTTGATAATAGCTACTCCTACTTTTTTAGCACCATCATCCACACCGACTGTAAAAGAACCAACCGGATTATCAATTTGACGATTAAGTTGAATTGTAAATGGCATGGTACAGATAACTTTTGCCTTACCATCTCGCAATAGTCGTCTTGCTCTTGCTGATCTTGTAGGCAGACAAGGTTTTCCTTCTGTATCTACTACAAAAACTTTAATCTGTTTGGTTTGCATTTAAGCACTCCTAAAAGTTAAACTTGCTCTCGGCAATGTTGTTCTCATAGAGCTTGCCACTGAGCCAATGACAAGGTATTTTGCAAGAACTAACGTAGGACGCCACTTAATGGGTAACAGCCCACTTACTACCGTCCTTAACCTTAAAGCCCTTACCATTTCTGGTTATTTTTGATAGTTTTCTATCAACTGTTACTAAGCTCTACACGTGGGTTTCTACAATATAATTAGGCGCTCTTCGTATACAAACAATTTCCCCTGTTTGCAGATCGTGTGACGGTGTCATATCAGGATATTGATTCCGAGCTACAGCAAGCGGGTCAGAAGCTTCATATACCCCGCTATCGGCAGGAATTACGATTTTAGTCTCTTCAACAGAATTTCGCAGTACATCTATATGAGCCTGCGATAGACCAACTACTTGTCCCGGGTTAAATTCTCGTTTGTTTTTACGGTCATTGACACACACGGAGATAGGGACAGCAGCGTTATCTGGGTCAATATTTGTTCGTGTAACTCTGCATTTAATATCACATACCAGAGGTTTTACTGGAATTTTTTCAGCTACCTCAACTTTTCTTCCGATAAACCCTCCTGGAACGGCAACGGGCTCATGTGTCGCCCTCAATTTTTTTTGTGTCAAAGCGATAACACAAGCGCCTTTGCGTTCGTAGGGAACACCCTCTTTAGTTAATATATCATTCTCCATATAAGGAGTCTCTTTTGCAGTCATGTTAAATTTCCTTTTTTATTTATGCTATCGTATGATAGTCACGATAGCATGTTAAGGTTTATGTCATCAGCCCGATGTCACTTAACGGATACTGTGCGAATTGTCTTGGTATAATATAAATTACATCGTCTGTACCAAAAGCCGCTGTCGCTGTTGGAGTAGATAAAGCTTCATCTTCATAAGTGTAGATACGGCAGTATTTATTTTTCCCCGATGGTTTAGTTATTGAACCAACAAAAGCATAATTATCGTTCGTTTCGCTGATAAGAATAAATTTGCCATTATCACTGATACCAGCCTCAAAAAAATCAAGAGAACTATCTTCAAAATAAGTGCCACTTTCAGCTGTCCCATCGTGAACAGCACGGATTATTGGTACGGTCATCCGGTGAACAATTACGATGAATGGAATGCCGTCTGCAATACCAAGCGAGCCGGCTGTGATTTCAATTCCATTTGCCTCAAAAAACCTGCCATTCTCAACATCAGACGGAGTACCGCCTGAACCTGGAAGCGAACCAGGCGAATCGTCAAATTTTACAAGCCGAATACCATCGCTGGCGTCGAATGTATGAATACCGTCATCTGCCTCGATTTCTATCGAATTTTCTGCAGGCATCATCGGACTCCAATATGCTATATCCTCTGTTCCGTCGCCCATAGCCCTTACTTCAACAAATCCGGGCGCAAAGCCTGTATAGAAATATGTTGAAGCACCTGTTCCCTGCCCATAAAGTATAATAGTGTCTTCCATTATATTTTTCCCTTTTTTTTTAATTAATTAGGCGTGTGCACATTATGTGCACACGACCCTACCCCTTAAATCATTACTCACATCAGAGATCAGTTACGCCAAATTCACAACGAAGCATAAAATTATCGTTCAGTATTTTTGTTGTACGAGCCATCTTCCAACCACTTGTCATTCTCTGATTAAGTGGATCTTCTGTTCCTGCACTTCCCATTTTTTTAATTATATTTTTAGTGTTGCCTTTCTGAAGTGGCACTGTTGCGTAGGCATTTTCAGCAAGGATTAAGTGGGCGTAAACGTCTATATTAGTACTATCCGCTGCAACTAAACCTGTTGTCCCAACTGCTGCGCCTCCGGCAAGCCAGACTTTTGCGTTAGTTGTTAACTCAAAACGCACATTGCCCCAAGAGCCGATTTCTTCCTCAGAAACGTTTTTGCTGCTGGCGTATTCTTCTACTTTCGTAAAACCCGCCAAAGCCTCCAAATCCTGCTGGCAATCTGTATGAGCAATACACCGGAAAGCCGCTGGAATAGGTCTTGTACCAACCTTTTCGCCTGCTATAACCTGCCTTGTTATTTTTTTGGCGTTACTCCCTGTAAGAATTCTTACAGCTGCTTTAAGGTCAGATGTTGAAGCTGCTGTAGCGACAGAAGCTCTTGCCGTTACGGCATTCGCATAGCGAACACTTGTACCTGCTACAATAACATCTCTATCTAATGTGTCAGCAGTAAGCCGCATCTGTTCCCCTAAAAGTTCCCCAAATTCAACCAGTGTAGCGTCAAGCCCTGTAAGCAAAATTACGTCAGATGCAGATAGAAAATCCCCATAGAATTTTACGGTAGCGTAAATATCTGTAGTTGAAGCTTTTTTCCCTGAAGGTGTTACCCCCTCTGTCAATGGTGTTGTATTAACTGCAAGCGGATTAAACCGGCGAAAGTTTATCCGTGTCCCTTTGTTAGGCGGTAATGGTCTTATCTGACCATATCTTCCGTGCAGCAGTGATGGTAACGATCTTTTAAGCAAAATACGATCATACCAACCCTGCAGATTAACTGCTATATCTCCTGTTCCTGTTATAAGTGCCATATGTCGATCCTCCTAAATTTTTAAGTGTAGCCTTTTATTTGAGCTATCTCTTTGTTAAAATCTTTGTTTGATAAATCCCATGCATAATTTAAATCTGTGTCTTTAGTCTTCACAGCTGGGCTGCCCGACCGCACCTTAAAGGACGGGGCATTTGATTTTATGGGTGTTTTCTGACCTCCCGCAGCTTCCGCACCTTTGACGTAATCGTAAAATTCGCAAAGAGCAGAAAAATCGGTGTCTATCCGCCTGTAATTTTCTATGCTTAACTTTTGCAAATATTGCGGTAAAACACTCATTGTGGCATTAAATCCCTGCGGATCACGTGCCATAAGTGTTTGTGCTACAGTAGAAGTTTGCGCTGGTGGTGGTTGACTCTGAATCATAGTATTAACCTGGGTGGCGACTGTATCACCTACAATAGTTTGAAGATTATCCCGCAGCCAGTCATCTTCATTTTCGTAATCATCTATCGTTTTTACCTGCAACTTTTTCGGACGATTTTTTTCAGCCCAAGCGTTATTTACAATTTTAGCGAATTCAGGATCAGTTTCAATCATGCGGGCAATCTTACCGTGCGCCCCAACTTTTGTGTCATAATCAAAACCCTTTTGAGCTAATTCTTTCAGCTTTTCCTTGGTAACACGATGCACCTGCCCTCTATGGACGATTTCTTCAAACGCATCCTCTTCTGCCTTGGTTTCCGGTTCTTTTATCGGAGTAGGCTCAAAAATAGGAGTCGTCTTTTTCTCACCTCCATCATCAGGGTCTTCTTCTTTACCTGAATCTTCTCCTACCCCCTCTGGTAAAGCTATGAAGCCATTCTCTTCAAACTGCGCCAGGCCTTCTTCTTTTTCTGTTGTATCTTCTTTTTCTGTTGTATCTTCTTTTTCTTCTGTCATTTCATCCGATCCTTTGGCTATTGTCGCCATTTTTATGCAGCCTATTGTCGCTACGTGTGTTATACGTCAATTTCGTCTAAAATTTTTCTATTAAATATATCCGCTTCTGCTACTGTGATGAAACGCTCAAGTGAGCTTTCCAATCGTTTTAGCGCAAGAAAATCATGTTGTACTGTTTGATACTGCTCAATCTTACAGCCCATAGGTAGAGCGCAAAAAGCCTTATGACACATCGCAAGTTGAGTAGTAAAAAAGTCTTTAATTAATGGGGACTGCAAAATTCTTTTGGCCTCTTGCCCCTGTAACATCCGCTTAGATATATCGTCTTGTTCTATTTCGTTCGTCATTTAATCCTTTCGCAAAAATATTCATTTTATCTATTTCTAATTCTCGAACACTTTCCCGCTCGTCTTGTGCTATTTTTTCTTTTTCAGCAGAGCTTTTTAAATTAATTTCTTTCTCTTTCAAATAGGCCTCCGCTTCGACTTTTTGGGCTTTAGTCCCAGCGTCTTTTTCTTTTAAATTAATTTCTTTTTCTTTCAAGTAAGCATCGACTTCAACTTTTTTAGCTTTAGTCTCAACATCTTTTTGTTTTAATTTTAGCTCCATTTGTTCCATCTGCTGTTGAAGTTTTATCATCTGCTCTTGCATTTGCTGTTTCTTTTGCTCAGATTCTGTTGTTTGCTGCATGTAGCTTTGAAGGTCGGAGATAAAATCATCTGCTTGCTTAAAACCCATACTGGAGATATATCTGGTAGTTAAGTTGTGAATTTTTTCAGGGGTTAATAGACCAGGATGCATTTCATTGACCCTAAACAAAAGCCCTAACATCCTTTCGATTTTTTGCGCTTCTTCAACTCCAACGCCTGACTGCACTCCCATATTAACTGAGCAAACTACTCGCCCTTGCAGCATTTCACTTGTTATCTTTTGCTCCCGCCCGTAAACTTTTGCGGTAAATCCTTTTGAATACTGCTGGTAAAGCAACACAATTTTGCTATATAAATCCCTTAAGCCCTCTGCGAAAATACGAGCCACTAATTCCATACGCTGCATAGCCGCTGATTGAATAGCTATAACTCCTGTGGCGGTTTTATTTAAAGCGTTAGCATCCATACCAGTATTGTATCGTGTCACCCCGGTTCGACTTTCTTTAAGAGATTCTACATAATCAATAATGGCAAAATTACCCGGGTTAAATGCTTGCGGTGAAATATCTTCTACAGAACCAGCCTTTGCGATAATAGCACCACCTGGAACATGGTTATACAGGGAATGCAAATCTACCGACCCATCAGGATCCACCCTCCAACGCCCTGATACTTGAAAATCAAAACTATCAAGTATTCTCCTAAAAAGCATTGTTTTGAGGTTTTGTATTTCAACGACTAATTCCGCCCAAGCGATGCCATGGAATTTATAGCAATCAATTATCGGACGAATTGCACTAAAAGGAACAAAATTTTCTTTATTTATCTCATACCGGATTAATCTATCATTGGCAAGAAAGCAAACAATATCCTCAAGATACCCATCTCCATCTATATCTGCTCTTGTATACCACTCGTTGAATTCAATCATACCTTTTTCAGTATAATCAGCTTCAAAATCCTCGTTGTCCATGTATTGGTTTTTTTCTGCAGATAAACTGTCTACCCGTATATCTTGAGTGTCATCAGATTCAAGTTCCTCTAAATGCTTAAAAAAAGGTTCCTCCCCCTCTTCTGAATTAGCTCGGTTAATACGCTTTAGGTAATCCAAAGTTACTTCTGTTTTTTGCCCCTTCCCATGTTCATCATTGATATCTTTCGCTCTCGATGATACCAAAAACTCCCATGACGGGGTATTCTCAGCAAAAACAGTGTCCTTGATTGTTTGTTTAATTTTTGTTTTAACATTAAAGGTTGAATCAAAAAACGGGTTACTTTGTTCTTCAATTTCTACGATTTGAACATCAGGGTCTTCCTCTATCTGGGCTAAATTTTCACGAGATAAACTATCAAAATTAGCAGAGACAACTTTTTGGTCTAAATCCCAGCCTATTTTTATAAATGCCGTGTTAGACACAAGGGCATCTTTAAACCACTGATAAAATAAATAAAAAAGAGAAGGAGAACTATTTGAAAGGTCAGTCTGTATTCTATCCATCAGTGCTTTACCTACAAAAGGCTCCTGTCCTTTTAACTCTATTGCTATTTTAGGATCACCAGAGGCAAATGTTTTCATGAAGAAAGGCATCATCCATTCGATTGTGTCCATTACGTCCCGTGTAATGAATTGAGA